TTACCTAGATTTCTAGGTGAATTCTTCAATTGCGTTCTCCAAAAGGACGGGTCTCTCCTTCCCTATCCGTGTGCAGTAAGCGTCTCAGTCATACGGCAAGTTTGTTACTTGTTTTACAAGTATAAACTACCGTACTCTGATGAACAAGAACAGTTCGTCCTCTCTCAGTTCGAAAGAACCGACGAGGAGTTATCAGCTCTTGCTCCTACTTTTCTAGAAATAGAAGCGTACTGTGAGAGTAGCTACACAAAGAGGCGCGTAAGGAATAATCCTTGCCCCTCTATATTTGAGGTAGCTCGTGAAGCTAAGATCCTTTTATCAAGGCTCTTTTCTTCTTTCGATCCACTTGACATTTATCCTCGACACGGTCCCGGTGTGGTTGCCACTCGGCAATCTCCCTGGGATAAGTATCTTTGGACGAATGTTAGTGCTCGTATCACAAAAGTATATCCTTTCGCTGAGTATTTTTGCTCTTCGATCGGATCTGTATGTGATAATTACGACAAGTTTCATCTTGTCGGTGAAGAGGATCTGCCGGCTCGAGTTATACTCGTACCGAAGGATTCTCGCGGCCCTCGCCTGATTTCTTGCGAACCCGTTGATTTTCAGTGGGTTCAACAAGGATTGGGTAGGGCGATAGTACAACTCGTAGAAACGTCCGACCTTACAAGGTTTAACGTTTTCTACACTGATCAAGGACCCAACCAACGTGGAGCCATTCTTGGTTCCATGATGGGAGGTGCTTACTCTACCTTAGACCTTAACGAGGCCTCTGACAGAGTGAGTCTTGATCTAGTTCGCCTGCTTTTCCCTAGTCACGTTTATACGTGCCTGGAGGCTTGCAGGAGTTCATCAACGGTTCTGCCAAACGGCAAGGTTTGTAGGCTTAAGAAGTTTGCCCCAATGGGTAGCAGTTTATGCTTCCCTATATTGTCGCTTACTATTTGGGCCATCCTTACCGCGGCAGCACCTGACGCGGATACGCGTGAGCGTATCCTTGTGTATGGAGATGATGTGATCGTACCGAAGGATTTCTCCTTGAATGCGATCGAACACCTCGAGTCATTTGGGTTAAAAGTAAACCGTGACAAGAGTTGCATCAGTGGGCTCTTTAGAGAGTCCTGTGGCACCGACGCCTTCACAGGCGTCAACGTCACTCCCGTCCGCTTGCGGACGGTCTGGTCATCATCCCCCGCACCAGACGTCTACACCAGCTGGATTAGCTATGCTAACTCCTTTTGGGATAGACGTTACTACCGAGTCTACGATTTTATCGTAGAGCATCTTCTCTCTATTTATCGAGAGATCCCGGACGATGACATGTGTTTAACATGTCCTAGTCTTCGAGTAGTTGAACCGCATAAAAGACCTTCAAACCGACGAACTAATAAAGCCTTGCAAAAGGCCCAATGGCGCGTCTGGGAAGTGAAGTCACCATCTAAATATAAACTGATCGATGGGTGGTCCATGCTCCTTCGGTATTTTGCCGAACGAGTAGGACGACCTGTCGAATTCAGTGATGGTTTCATGCGAGGCACTGATGAAGATATAGATCCTCTCAGTCCCTTTTGTTCCTGTATGTACACGAGTCGTCGTACCAGCGTGCTGGTGCGTCGATGGCG